CTTTGAGATGCTCTACGGAAATCTCAAGGCACAAGAAACTATTAGTTTTTGGAGTACTTCTTTTATTCGTGGTACAACACTTGATAACTGTATTATTATTGTTGATGAAATGGAGAACCTGAGTTTTCACGAATTAGATTCTATTATTACTCGTGCCGGTGAAAATACTAAAATACTTTTCTGTGGTGATGCTTCTCAATCTGATTTACTCAAGGCAAATGAGCGCACTGGAATTATAGACTTTATTAACATCTTGCGTAAAATGCAATCTTTTGATATAATTGAGTTTGGTGTAGATGATATTGTTCGTTCTGGACTTGTCAAAGAATATATTACTGCAAAATTGGAATCTGGTTTTTAATGTTTAAACATGTAGATAATGAACTCCCTCAACTTGAGAGAGCAACGATTGATGGAGTCAGATACTATTCTGTTCCTGAAGAAGACAAACTTATTAAATTAGTTTCTATTACTTCTGTAATTAGTCACGTTAATAGTGAAATCTTTGTTAAATGGCGAAAAAGAATTGGGGTCGAAGCAGCAGATAAGATTACAAAGGCGGCAACAAGTCGGGGAACCGATATGCACACGTTGGTTGAGAACTATCTTTATAATAGAGATCTTCCAACGGTTCAACCACTTTCGGAGTTCCTTTTTAATATTGCTAAATATGAGTTAAGTAGAATTAACAATATTTACTGTTTGGAGGGTGCTCTCTATAGTAAAAAACTTGGTGTTGCCGGAACAACAGACTGTATTGCCGAACACGACAATGAACTTTCTGTAATTGACTTTAAGACTTCTAAAAAACCAAAACCTTTAGAATGGTTGGAAGGATATTTTGTTCAGGCAATGTTCTATGGAATGGCTCTTTATGAGATGACTGGTATTCGAGTCAAAAAACTTGTGATTATTATGTCTTGTGAAGATGGCGAATGTGTGGTATATGAGGAAAGAAATTTAGAAAAATATATGAAACTGGTTGTAAAATATATTGAACAATTTGTAAATGATAAACTTGAACTTATGAGTATTAAAAATTAAATTATGTCAAACATACTAGAAAGATTTCTAGAAATTAATATAGAAGATATGGAAATCACAGAAAAAGACAAGCAACTCGAACAGGTTATTGAGGATAAATTCATTACTGCAACTAAATTTTCTCTTGAAATTGAGAATTTAGTTGCAAAAGAAAAATGTAACTACATTGATGGTATAGTATTATACTGCGAGAATAATGGAATTGAAATTGAGTCTGTGACTAAATTAATTTCAAAACCATTGAAGGAAAGGTTAAAGTATGATGCGATTAATCTTAATTTTATGAAGAAAATTTCAAAGGCAAAACTTCCTCTTTAATATAAATACTTAAAAAGTATTATAAATGAAAACTTTTAATCAATTCATTAATGAAGTAAGAACTGCTGAAAGTGATAAACAATTTTTTGATAGAATTAAAAGGCAAGCAGCAGCTGCTGGTGATAGATTCCCAGAATTAACTGCTGCTCAGGCAGCAATAGAAAGTGGATATGGGACAGCTAAAAGTGGAAAAAATAATGTATTCGGTGAAAAGGGAACTGGAACCACTCAAAGAACAAGGGAAGTTGTTAATGGTAAAGATGTCTATGTTGATGCAGCATTCAGAGATTTTGATAGTGAAGAAGATTCTACAAAAAATAGAGTTAAAAAATGGTCATATAAGTATGGTGATGCCAAAGATTTAGAAAGTGCGGCAAGAAATTTACAATTGCCGCCAGGAGCTAGAATTCCTGGAACAAATCAAACAAGTCATGGTGTTTATGCTACTGATCCAAATTATGTATCAGCACTGACTCGTATTGCTAGGGAGCAAGGAGGAACTAATAATAAACCAGGTGCAACAGAAACTCCAACTCCAACTCCAACTCCACCAGCACCAAAAGAACCAGTTCTTTCTAAATTAAAAGGTGTAGAAGGAACTGGTGCTGGTAGTAATTTTGTAGCAAAAAAATGGACCGACTCTGAAGGGTCCAGATATAAATCCTACGGAGGAAAGTAACTTATTTTTTTTATATATTATGGCACCATTTGACGTATATGTGAATTATTTGGCACTGAAATCTCATTTTTCAAGTGCCAAATATGATTACTTTAAGTATAATAAAAAAGTTAGAGCCTCATTAACTTCCTTTAATAAAAGATCTGATAAATATTTCTTCGAAAAAACCTCAAGAAAATATAACGACAAAGAAATAGTAGATTTTTTAGTATCTAATTTTGTTTCTACCGATAATACACAGGCACTATGGATTGGCGAGATTATAAACTCCGGAGAAAGAATATATCGGGAGTGGATGAAGCGACAACAGAGTTTAACCTACTTGTTCAAAGAACAATCGGAAGAATTGTTCTCGGAAACAAAATTAGAGAATGTTTTCGACTGTTCGAAAGGGCATCCAATAGTTTTAAAAAAGTTCCTGAGCGGGAAAATTAGTATAGAAACACTGGTCATATTCGATAAAATATTCCTGTTCGGGAACTCCTTTGATAAGAAACTTCTAGATCCTGTATGGGAAATGGTAAGTTTAAAAATTAAAAAATATTCGCCATTTCTCCCAATAAATATTGTTAATTACAAGAAAACTTTGAGGGAAATAATCAATGAGTAAATTTTTTGATTCTGATATTATTCAGGAAGAACTTGAAGAAATTGAAAATCTTCAAGAATTTATATATAAAAACATTTTAACTTTCGGTATGATGAATCGCGAAAATAAAATGAAACATATTGATAAGATGACTGAACTACTTGAAAAGCAAAGAATTATGTATGTTCGCCTTTCTCTTTCTGATGATGAAGAAGCAATTGAAATGAAAGAAAATTTACAAAAATCTTTTTTACTTATGGGATTTCCTTCGGAAATTGATATGAATACTTTTTTTATTAATATGGAAAAAACTATTGAGTCTCTTAAAGAATACCTTGACAATTGAATTATTTTTTGTTATAATTTGAAAGTAGAAATACAAAATCTATCGTATCTAAAAAATCTTATGTCGTTTTCAGACTTAAAAAAGCAATCTAAACTTGGTTCTCTTACCGAAAAACTGGTAAAGGAAGTTGAGAAGATGAATAATTCCAGTAGTTCTTCTGCTGATGACCGTCTATGGAAACTCGAATGTGATAAGGCAAATAATGGTTATGCCGTTATTCGTTTTCTTCCTGCTCCTGATGGTGAAGATCTACCGTTTGTAAAACTTTATAGTCATGCATTTCAGGGATCTGGTGGTTGGTTGATAGACTCATGTCTAACTACTCTAAATCAGAAGTGCCCAGTATGTGAGCACAATTCTGGATTATGGAACTCTGGGATTGATTCAAATAAAGAAGTTGCTCGCAAACAGAAACGCAAACTGACTTATGTAAGCAATATCTATGTTGTTAAGGATCCTGCCAACCCTGAAAATGATGGTAAGGTAATGTTGTATAAGTATGGTAAGAAAATCTTTGATAAGATTACTGCCGCAATGCAACCAGAGTTTGAGGATGAGTCTCCGATTGATCCATTTGATTTTTGGCAGGGTGCCAATTTCAAACTCAAGGCAAAGAATGTTGCCGGGTATAGGAACTATGACTCTAGTGAATTCACAACTCCTGGACCTCTTCTGGGTGATGATGATGCAATGGAGGCACTTTGGAAGAAGGAGTATTCTCTTTGTGAATTTATTGCTTCCGATCAGTTCAAGTCTTATGATGAACTGAAGAAGCGTCTTGATTCTGTTTTGGGTGGAAAACCTTCAAATCGTATTGATTCTGAAGTTTCAGACGAAGATGATTATCGTGGTTCTGTTTCTTCCTTGACAGAAGATTTAAAAGGTGAGCTCAAGAACCTAAAACCAACTCGCTCAGTGTCGGTTGAAGATGACGATGAAGACTCGGATGCTCTTAAATATTTTTCAAAACTTGCATCTGATGATTAAAAACTTCAAGGATTCGAGACTCTCGTATTCTGTGTTTTAATTAACTTATCATTTACATATTGCGATGATCTATCATAGGTCATCGCTTTTTTAATATCATTTATTGCCTGTTGTAGATATGATGGTTTGAGAATATAGATGCTTCTTTTTTTATCATTTTTGATTACCTCATACTCATAATTACTAATTCCTGTGACTGGATTTATTGTTTGAGTTGGAAAATTTGGTTTTGGAATGGTAAAGTTAGAGTCTACAACTTTACCTTTTGGAAGTATGAGACGACCATTAGAGTCTTTGACTTCGGTTGTTTCATAATGATGAATTTCATTTAAATCATTTCCATATAATTCTTCTGAATAACGATATATGTCCCTATCTGATAAAGGCCATTCATTTCTGACATTTATAATATTTGCACCAACCAATACCACCCAATCATATTGAGAACTTCCATATATTTCTTGAGCAACCGTATCTGGTCTTGCTCCGTCTTGAATTTGATACTTATTGAATATAGTAAAAACATTCTGTAAATCATCACGAAGTTTAACTCTACGAAATATATTCTTTACCAATAAGTAATCATCAGAACTTTTACGAGTGGATAAAAATGATTGATATTCCAGATTTGGAATTTCTCTAAAATAAGACATTTTAGTATCCTGTTCCTGTTATTTTTGAATTAAGTTCTCCTGATTTTGATCCTGCCTTAATATAATCTTCACGATAAATTGGTGTAAGTTCATTAAATGACAGAGTCATCTGCATATGTACCGGTGTTGCATCCGAATATGTTGCATATGTTCCTGAGGCAGTATAATTAACGGACATTTTAGTTAGGGCACATATCTTAAATTGGTGTAAGAAAGGATGTG